CCATTGTCAATACTTAATGTAGCAGCAGCATTTGGTGTCCAGTTGTTTGTTCCATCACTAAAATCTCCATTAACAACAAGTTCATCACCTAAAACAACATTCGGCTTAACACTATGTAAAATACCATCTGAATAGGCAGTCGGTGTGGTAATAACTTTGGCTTTGCTTAAAAGACTCATATTAGCAACTAATTAGATCGGTTAATAAAAGATAAGTTTCTGGCAAATTCTCGCTATATGTCGCACGAGCAATCAATGGATTAATCAACCCATCAATCTCGCCTACCGCCGCCGTTTGTGGTATTTGCAGTCCTAATCCAAGCATATTATCTCAAATAAGCAATGACCGATCCGCTGGCAACGCTAATATCATCAAAATTGCCATAGATAATTGAACCTCCGGGCAATGCCAATGATGTGATCGCGGCATCTCCACTTGGCGCATCAATGTCGCACGAAATCGTTGCTGCGGTAATAACTTGAATTGCACCGAAACTCTCACCCCCAACGCTTGTATTGCCAGCGGCTAAATAACGCAATCCATTATCGCCGAAACTTAACTTTTGAAAATCTGTTGTGTAATATAAATTTGATCCCATAACTTTATTTTTTACAAAAATAAGAATTTAATTTTTGTCCTATCGGCCTTGTCCGCGATAGGGTTTTTTGTACTTTTTAGAGTGCTTTGATTTTGACGATTTCGTCTTGGCGTGTACTCCTTTGCGCTTTACTTTATGCTTTACCGCCTTTTTAAATTGCGTTTGATTCTTTGCCATTATTTATTTTGCTTTACTGCTGATCCATAAAAATATCCAAAAATACTGAGCGTAATACCCTCAATGATGCCAATGGTGTGTATCCATACCTCCTTGTTATTTTCTGGAATGCTTAAATAAACAATCGCGTAAATAATAAAGGCAAATGATCCCAACCCGATGATGCCGGTTAAATTGAACATCAGATCAAACCTTCCGGTCTTGGCGATCTCAACCTCGCGTTTTCTTGCTGAATCGCGATCGGCTATCTCTAAGGCATACAACTCCTTTAACTCGTTATGCATCTGCGATTTTTGCTCGGCACTCATCTCTGGATCTGAATCAATCAAATTCTTGACGATACCCAAAACACCTTTGTCCGGCAATACACCGCTGACGAAATCTGGCACTTTACTCAATATGAATTTGCCAACTGCGCTGTCTTTGAATTTCTTTTTATCCGGCATAAACCTCGTATTTTGTTTTCCCATCAACTCGGTATGCTTTGAGTATCTGGTTGCGGTTATTTCTTTTAGTCAAACTAATATGCACCCACGCCGGGCATCTGTCATCGCCAAATTCCCAAATCAATTGGTCAAACTCCAAATTGTCTTTGACAAAATTAAAAATATCAGCATTGTTGATAATGCCGTAAACATCCGCATCCAAATCCATCGCCTCGCCTTTTGTATGGCTTGAATTACTCGCGCCTCTTATGGCCTTATTTAAGGCCTCCGATCTAAAAAACGATGACACATATATCGGCACGCCAAAATGCTCTCTAATCGGCTGAAAAACGGTCTCAGCGACATATATCATATTACTAAACTGATCCGATGTTGGCGTGTTGTCAATACCTAATCTTTTTGCCGTTGATGAATGCGTTGCCTCTTTGTACGAAATATTTTTACTGACCATTGTTTAATTGATTTATGTATTTCTGCAATTCTTCTTCTGTTACATTTAAACGCATCCGTAATCCACCTTGATATTGGCGCACTATACGCCCATCTTTTATGACATATAAAAACGGCACGCTTTTTATTTTACTCTGTACATTGTCAGATAAGTCCTCCAAAAGCGCAAATTCATAATCACATCCTCTTAACCTCAAATCCAAATCATTGGCGCGATTCCAAGACGAGTTGACTTGTATCACTTTGATCTGGCCCAAACATATCATCGGAGTAAACAATAAAATAAAAATCAAATACTTCATTGTAAATTATATAAGCGTTCCTCAATTTTATCCAACTTTTTGCCGTTGTCTTGCACCTTTTCTTCAATGTTTAAAACAGAATTTCGGATCAACTCATCCTTTAAATCATATTCTGTGCGACTGACCTCTGGAGGCGGTAACTTTTTGGCCTCATCAATATCGGCTTGCAATGAATACCACATACCAATCAATGTCACCAATCCAAATACCAACGCTCCAAGCGTTTCAATGCTCAAACTGAATTTGCTGTCTTTTGATATCTCCTTTGCCATTACTTTTTGCGTTTTTCTTGCACCATATACCACCACTTGTTGATCGTATATCCAATGGCAACAATTGTCAAAATAATCTTGAGGCCCAAATCGACACTCGTGAAATTAAGTGCCATTGCAACAGCATTCAGAGAATAGATTTTTATGTCTGTGATTGTCATCATTCCTAAAAACTTAATATTGTGATCATAAATCCATTAACCTTAATCGACCCACCACCGGTTGATTGCAGTTGTACTTTAACATCTGACGTTTGAATATTTGGATCAACGTAAAACATCGACGTATGCACAAAATGATGATCCTCGTGATGGCTGCCTATTGTCGCGTGTAAAAAATGCAACTCCTTTGGCACATCTGGGAAATAGAATCTTGCATCAATATGCTGATTGTTTGACGATGGTGAATATTCAAAGTCTGTGCGCACCATCACCACTTTGCCATTGGCCAACTCATCCAAATCAATCGTATTGGTTGCGCTGTCCCATAACTCACCACTCACATAACTCGGTTTATATGTGGTCAATGTCCCGGATCCGGCTTTATCATTGGTTAAATCTGTCCAAGTGTCTGCCACCACCGCTATTGGTGTTACCGCTGTTGCTGCATCCTCATAAAAGGCAAACCCTCCCAGAGTATCGTAAACAGCATTCACGCTCGTTTTTATTTCGTTCATATTCGCAGCCGTTACCTTGTTGATTTCTGGTAATGCGGTTGTATTATTGTCGCTCTTTGATGAATATGCAATTTTTGCCATAACTTATGATTGTAAATTGTTTTGTAATTCGCTTTGTAATCCACCACTCGGCGGCACTTGCTCGACTCTATTGGATAACTCAATGACCGCTCTAAAATATGTGCGATCGCTCAAATCATCTTGCAAATATGTTACGCCTTCGTTGACGCTTGTATATACTTTAAAACCAACGGCAGATAAATCAAAATACTGATCCGACCTTGTGCGCAGCAATTCCAAGCACTTTGATGCCATAAAATTAACATCAGTCTCGCCGCCATCATCGCTGGCAAACCTTGTAACGCATTCTATGCGCGTTATTACCTCCATTGTATATGACTGAGCGTTCTGGTCTATTTCATTATTAGAAACGCTGTAAACGCGTATATGTGGAAATGTGGCATTGTTTGGCACTCGACCATAGACCGGAGCGGCAACGCCATCAACCAAAACTTGATCGGTTAATCTTTGCAATATTGCTCTGCGGATATATTGTATTGCTTCTAACATTATTTTAATCTTTTACCTATTTTCTTACTGATGCGATCAAATAGTTTTTTATACTCAACTCTTACGGCACTAAAGAAAAACGGCCTTGCTGGTAAATTAACATTTCTTTTGCCTTCACCTTTAAATTGCGCGGCATAACTCTCCGGGATGCCTAACTCTGCCATATCGGTAAACTCTACCATACCGCCAGTCCCAAACTCCACATAAGGCGCATACTTTGCACTTGCATAAACCGATATTGTTTTGCCGTTGGCCTCAAAATTGATGCTTTGGCGCAAATTACCGGTATCGACAACCACGCTTTTTTTTGCCGTTCTAACAATATGAGCGGCAGTAAATGCCAACTCTTTGCTCAACTCCTTGCGATCATAACCCTTGAGATAAGCCAACTTTTTATTGAGTTGCGCCAAATCACTTTGGTTAATCTTCATCGATGCGTTTACCCCGGCCATTATACTATATTCGTTGCCACTATTGTTGTGTAAAAATCCAAATTACTTTGGAATTTATCGTTTATCTTATATTCCCCATCCTCATTCTCAATGGTAAAAGTATCGCCAATTAAAATGTCCTCAGCTGCTTTTTTACGCACTATCAACTCGGCTGTAACTCTGCGCTGCGTCATTCCGTTTTCTGCGCTCACATTGCCTTTAATCTCTTTCAAATGGCTCCAAATGTATTTCAACACAACCTTGGTGCTGTTATAACCGCCGAAATCATCCGCCGTTTTTGTGATCCTATTGATCGCAATTCTTGTATTGAGTCTCCCGGCATCCATTAAAGAAACATCGTTTTATAAGATGACAAAATCATTTTTACATTGGTCGGAATCTCGCTGACTGATCCGCTGACAAAATCTGCGCGGTTGTCATAATAAGTCGATACCAACTGCAATAATGCTTGCTGAATCAACGCATCATTCAATCCGCTGGTGATATATGTGATTTTTACGCGATCCGCTGAACCTTGATCCAATTCGATTGTCTCATTGTCCAATCCTAAAATCTCGTAATTGGTTGTCGCAGTATTATTGATGCTGACCTCTGAAATGCTTGTGATCGGTGCAAATGGCACATCAAACAATCCGGTATCTGTATTGTCAATGTAATATGTGCGGTTTTTGGATACGATATCTCTTGAGATAAAATTCTCGGCCCAGATGCGCGCTTGTATTATCATGCGATCAATCAGCGCATCATCTGCTGATGTGTCAATCCTTACATAATTTTTGACATCGGTTGTGGTAATTATTTCCGATCCTAATGTGGCGTTAATCTTGATCTGTCGCATCGCTTTTGGTATCTATATCAATTTTAAATTCTTTAGTTTGGCGTTTGGCTTTTATTTCTTTCACCTCGACATCAATATCGGCAAAGGCATCGCCACTCTCTTTGGCCCATCCTTTACTGATAAAAACGGATACTTTTGCCGGATCAACCGCAATGGCCTCTCCTTTTTTGTACGACTTGCCTTTGTGCTGCAAATCAATTAAACAAACTAAACCCATAATTTTATTTTTTGTAAAGATAAAAAAAATGCGCCACAATAATTTTGCAGCGCATTTCGAAACAATGAAAACAAAGAATTAAACAAGAAGGTCAAAGTTATTAAAATTATTCGAATATTTTTTCCCGTTAATAGTGAACTTGATGCGGCGTTGCGTGCCGTTGTTTTTGATGATATAAAACCCTTTAAACTCATCAACCCAAATGGCGAAATAATCAACATCAAACAAAGTATAAGGATCGCCCTCTCTTTTTAGGGTAATCGCAACAGCGTTATTTTTTACTTTCTGCCTTGTTGATTTGATCTGGATTTTTAGCAATCCGCTCGGTGTTTCTATGATCGCGTCATAAGGTGAAGAATCCAGCAATGGCATTGAAACCCTAAATCCGTTTTCCATTGCCATAACTGCGAACCGATATTCTGCTGTGCAGCCAAGGATATTGATATCCATTTGCCTAAGGTACAAAAAAAAATGGGCCGCATGACGCAAACCCATTTTCTCCTAAAAACAAATAACTAACCTAACCTTCTGAGATGATCAAAGATAATAAAATTATCGCAAAAAACAAACACCCCCATAAATCGCCAAAAACTAAAAATTGACGCAGCAGCATAAATGTAAAACTCAAAACCAAACCGGCTTTTATTTTCTCCTTAAAACTCATAACATCGACGCATTAGCACAATTACTCGAACAATGACCCTCATATTGCTGAGGTCTGCCACACTCTGGGCATTCGCAATCCGGATCATTTGCCGGATTCATAAAATCAAACCATTCCATTTCTATAAATCTATTTTAGTTAAAAACCAATCCGCGGCCCTCTGCCATATTGATCGATTTAAATATTTTTTCAATTCCTTTTCTGTAAATACCTCCACTCGCTTTCCGCGGTGTAGTATATATAATCCGGTTTTCGTTCTATTTATCATTTTTAGCCGTTTTAAGCGTCTTTTGTATCTCTTTGACCTTATCCCTTACAACCAAGTTATCCGGTGCCATATAAGGCAAGAAACGCAGTAATAACTCAATTTTAATCAGTGCCTCTTGTATTCTTTGATCCGCCTCCATTATCTAATATTGTTTAATGTGGAAATCAGCATCTCGCGGCGGTTGATCAAATCGCGATAAATTGGATTTGTCTTTCTCATCTGGCGCGCCTCACAATATGCGATATTGTAATTCACTTTTTTGATCTTGCTTTTTAACTCTTGTTTCTGTGTTGCCATAATAAAAAGGATAAAGGCCGCGCGAGGCGGCCGTTGTTTTATTTAGTCGTTCATATTCATTAAGTTGAGTAAAAACCGACCAAATGAGTTGTCGTTAGGATGGTCTAACCAGAGTGATTTCATCATCTTTCTGAAATCTTCTGGCAAATTCTGAGTCCAGTCGCTTCCACTTAAGAAATTTCTGTCTCTTTTGTCGAAGGCTTCTTTGATTGTGTTTTGAATAGTTGTCATATCGTTGTTGTTATTTGATTACACTACAAATCTAAAAAAATTTTTTTAATTACACCAAATAAAAACAAAAATACTTTCAAATTATTTTTTGTTGGCGCAAAAAAAAGAGGCCCGAAGGCCTCCTTTCATTATTCCATCCCTATAATTACGGAGTCTCTAATGCAGCGATTGCAGTTGAGAATGTTCCGTTTACGAATGCATTTGGCAAGTAGTTAGTAAGTGCCACGCGCTCAGATACTCGAACAGTAACAAATCCATCTCTTACGTTTGTGCCATCTTCTCTGAAGAACTCGACGTTTACATTGTCGCGAACCCAAAGCTGTGATCCCACTCCGAAATTACCTACTAAGAAAGTCCCAGCAGTAATTGCAGTATTCAGAATCACGCGAACGCCCATAAAGTTTGGTTGAAGGCCAGCATAAACTTGATCCTTAAGATAAGCGTTTGTTGAATCCTTCAATAACAAGATTTTATGGAAATCTGTTGGGTTAAGCAAAATGGTATCGGCGTTGTAATTAGCGATTGATAATTGATTCAATGCAGCAACTAAAACGTCAAACTCATTAGCGTTGTCAACTGACTGATAAAACTCACCACCAGAAGAAACATCAAAATCAGCAGCATCTGTGATGATACCGCTTAAGTTTGGCGCACTTCCGTTTCCAGATAAGATTTGAGTATCCTCAACTTCTAACAATTTCTCTGGCGCACGCGCAGACAAATAAGATGTCAATTGTGGAGTATCAGCCAACATCTCCTCAGAAATACGGAAATAAGTACCGATTTTGCGAACGTTAGCATCACTCGCAGTCATATCAAAATCAGACTGAGTAAGGGTTGTTCCTTCAGCAGTTGCAGCAGCACCATTTGAATATCCGCTCTCTTTTACGAAACGCACAACATCAGACGCAGTTGATCCTTGAGGAATCAATTGGCGAATGTGTACCGGGCGAGTCGGATCGTATTTGTAACCGGGAACGCGATCCGCTGGGATAACTTCTCCGGTGAAATCTGCTCCAATAGTCATATCGGCTTTGATTGTCAATGACGCGCTGCGGCTGTTGCCTTTAGTCAATGACTCAATTGCGCCACCTTCTAAGGCTTCAGATAAAGCACTTTTGAATGTCATTGGCTTGCTCTGGCTAAATTGCTTTTTGTTAGCAACCTCCATTGCATCCATACGCTCGTTGAATTTTGCAACCAAACCAGATACTTCTTGCTTTACGATTTCATTTGATTTTTGAGTTGCCACCTCAACAGCTGCGGCGTTGCTCTTTTCGATTTTTGAATCAATCGCACCACTAATGGCATCGATTTGATTTTTTACATTTTCTTCCATTGTATTATTTTTTTATGGAATTAATAAAATAGTTAAAGATTTCCGAATCATCGTTTTTGACTTCAACATCCGGCAAAGTATCTTCCGATGGCTTTGTGAACTCGACAAATAATGATTTTAATTTTTGAATCTCCGCTTCAATGGCATAACCCATATCATCAGAGATTTCACCCTTGCGAATTAACTTGGCAAGATTATCGTAACGCTTGGATAATTTATCCAAGTCAATGTTTCCTTTTACATCTAATATTTTGGCTTGATCATTGGCCGCCAATGTTACCGCGCTGATCTCATAAAGTTTGACCTCTGTTATTTCGCGATAATCACCCTTGTTTTGCTTTTGCATTGGCATAATACCGACGCTGTTTTCGGTAATGACTCCAGACTTCATCAACTCGACTACATCTTTACCAAGTTGCGTTTTGGCAATCTCTGCGACAAATACAAGGCCTTTATCATCCTCATATAACTCGCGCATCTTACCAATGGGTTGCATCATATCATGCTGATATAAATACTTTACGCGCTCGCCATTCTCTTTGATGGTTTTTGTATATGCGCCTTTGGTGATCACATCCATATCGGAATCCTTGTTGCCAAAATACGATCCGTATCCTTTAATGATACCAGCATTTTCGTCTGCATCCAATAACTCGCCAATGGGAGCCGCCTTATATAATATTGAACTCATAATTTATTTTTTGTAAAGATAATATTTTTCATTTTAT